ATGGATATATAACAGATCCTCACACAGGTAAAAAATACGCCGAGGGAGACAGAAACTTACCTTGGGAAAATAATAAATTATGATACAAAATTTAGTAGGAGGATTATTCGGCAAAATAGTAGATAACGCTGAAGGTATATTAGATAAAGTCATTACTACAGATAAAGAGCGCGATGAAGCAAAGCTTGCTTTAAAAAAACTTTTACTAGACGCGGAGCGTGAAGCTTTTGCAAAAGAAGTTGAAGATAGAAAAGATGCGCGTGATCTTTATAAAGACGATGCTATTATTCAAAAGATACTAGCAACATTATTTACTATAGCATATTTTGGTATAACATTTGTAATGTTTAATTACTTTGTTACTAAAACACTAGAGCTTGGTGAGTTTGAGATAAGTTTTATATCAACAATATTTGGCGCTATGAGTGCTAAAGTAAATACAATAATTGACTTCTTCTTCGGTGGAAGTTCAAAGAAAAACGAACAAACTAATAAATAAATAAAATGGCATTTAAAGATCCAACAGATTACGCATTTGGTCAGTTAGGTAGTATACACGCTGCCGGAACAGAAGCAATAACACTAATAGGTGGAGATGACTCTGACGCTACGCCTGCTGATAACGTAAACAGAATAACAAAAGTTTTTGTAGCAATAACATTTTTAGAAGACACAGTATTTGATAGTGGCGCTACTGGTTTAGTAGCTGCAGACTCTCAGAACTTTCCCAGTTCTACGGGAACTTCTACAGATATTGACGCTGATGGTGGTGATGTTGTTGATGGCGAGACATTTCCAAAAGGTGTTACTATATACGGTAGATGGACGGGTTTTCAACTAGCTTCTGGTAGAGTTATAGCTTACGTAGGTATATAATGTTAGGATTAGGAACTGGCATAACACACTATAACTCCGCAGACGCTCCTGCTCTAGAGACTGGTAACTATTACTTGGAACTTTGGCTTAAGTTCAACACTGGTATAACAGAAAGTAGTAATGATATTAGTGCTTGGGCTGATCAGTCTGGTAACAACAACCACGCTTTACAAACAACTGCTTCAAGACAGCCAACGCTAGATACTAACAGAGTTAAGTTTAACGTTACTGGTGACAACGACGAAAGACTTGAGCTAGAGTCTTCAATATTGTTGAAACAATTTACTGTAATAGCTTCTATAGAAATTTCTTTTAAAGAGTCTATGGGTTTATTAGGTAAATCCTCTGATCATACGTTGAGATTTCACCAAGGAGCAGATCCAGATAGAATAGATTTATTGCTTCCTGATACAACAGCTGAAGATGCTTCAATGTTTGATTTATCTGCAGATATTCCTCATAGAACAAAATTTATATTTAGTATGAGAAGAGCTGCAGGCCCAGACGACAATGTCGTCGTAAGATTTGATGGAACTGACGTAACAGATCTTACTGCTGGAGCTAGAAACGACTCTGACCACGTCAATGTGTTTACTGTAGACGAAATAGGTGCTATTGACGGAAACCTTGGAAACTGGAGGGGTTACATAAGCGAGCTAGCTATATTTAGCATGGCTTTATCAGACGCAGATTTAACAAGAATAGAAAACGAAATTTCTACAAGAACTGGCGTATAATAAACTATAGCATGCCTGTAATAACAAAAATAAATAACATACCATTATATTCTATTCGAGCTGAAGCTTTAGCTTGGGGATCTAGATATAATATTCGAGGCGTGCACACTCATGTGTTTAGAAGTCAAACTGGCTATATGGCTGGATTTTCCCATAGAGATGTGATGAAGAAAACTAAATCTATAAAGCTCGGCCAGCTAAATAGTTTTGATGATGAAAAAAATATAGTAAAAACAAACAATAACTCATCTGCATTTATAGTTAACGTAGAAATACAAGGTGAAGATGTTATTGGATCTTCTTACGAAGAAGACACGTCTGGCTTCGATCAAGAAGTGGTGGAAGAAGTTAAGCAAGAAAAACAAAACAGAGATAAAGAGTTAGTTGAAAAGAAAATAGCTCAAGTGTTAAAAGGAGATATTAGAGATCAAGAGTTAGCTGTCAAAGAGTTAGAAAAATTAAATGTTCCAAGAGAACTATACATTGAGCTACTAGAAAATATACAGCAAAATATAGATAAATCTTTAGCAGAAAGCAAAGCTTTAAGTGACGCTGGCTTAGATGTAGAAGTTAAGTCTGAGCAAGAGGCTTTAGATGAAGTTGTAGACGTTATTGAGCGCGACTCTTCAAATGGAAGTACAGACGACATTAGCAAGTCAATACAGACAGAAGAGCAAAAAAGACTAGAAGAAGAAAAAAGAGCGGGAGAAGACGCCCGCGCAAAAGAGGAAGCTGCTAGAAGATCTAGCGGTGGATATTAATAATTATTAAATTAAATGAAATTATGGCAAAAAGAAAGACTCCGAAATCGGAAAAAATCGTTGACCTTAAACCTAAGGCAGAAAAAATCACAGAACAAGAATTAGAGCAACTAAGAAATTTAGTTAACGCAAGTAATATGGCTCATAGAGATGTTGGTATGATTGAATCAAGAAAGCATACTTTACTTCACGAAATAGTATCTATTAATGAAGCTATAAAGAAACATCAAGACACTCTTACAGAAATTTATGGAACTTGCAGCGTAGATATAAATACTGGCGAGATAAAAAGAGATGAAGATGAGCAAGCTAATTCGTAAAATAACTATAGGTAAAGATTACAAAATTGACGCCATGCACTATTCTGTTGGACAGGAAGTGTATGGTGGTCATACTATTTGCGATATTGTAGAAGAAGAAGACAAGTATTCTATATATATTAGAAAAAATAAAAACGTATTACCTTGGAAAGATTTCAATAAAAACATGGCTGTTTCTGTTGAATATAATCTAGAGTACTAATGCAAAGTGTTTACGGCTTTATAGTAAAACCTAAGGGTCAAAGATACAACAACACTGCATCTGTTGGCGACAAGAGTTTAATTCTAAATACAGAAATTTATAATCATAGTTACGTGAACAGATTAGCTGAAGTAATCGCCTGTCCTAAAGTTGGAGACGACATGGGTATAAAACCTGGCGACACTGTAATAGTGCATCACAATGTGTTCAGAAGATGGCAAAACGTAAAAGGCGTAGAAAAGAATAGCAAAAACTTTTTTCAAGAAGGTGTATATATAATAAACAATGACCAAATATTTTTGTATAGAAAAGTAAATAATTCGTTGAGACACAAAGCTGGACCTTGGCAAGCTCCTAGCGGTTATTGTTTTGTTAAACCTATAAAAGCGGTTGACCAGTTTAATGTCGACGCAGAAAGACCATTAATGGGTATAGTTAAATACTCAGACGGCACTGTAGATGTTAACGACTTAATTGGATTCAGGCCTAGTAGCGAATATGAGTTTGTCGTTGACGGCGAACGACTGTATAGAGTTTTATCTAAATTTATTACTATTAAATATGAATATCAAGGAGACGAAGAAGAATATAATCCAAGCTGGTCATAGAGCTGTAGAAGAGCTTATTAAAGTTGCGAAAGAAGCTATTGTTGACGGTGAAGATGACATTACCGCCGACAGGCTTAAAAACGCCGCTGCCACAAAAAAGCTAGCTATATTTGACGCTTTTGAAATACTTAACCGTATACAAGAAGAGCAAGCTTTATTAGACGGTAAAGTTGTTGAAGCTAAAAAAGAAAAAGTATTTAAAGGCTTTGCCGAAGGAAGATCTAAGTAATGTACGAACAGACTTTATATAAAGTAGTAGAGCCTATAAAAAATACCACTATAAGCAGACTTAACAAAGGCAAAAAATGGATTAAAGGCTACAGCAAAGAGCATGATATTATAGTATTGTCTGAAACTGGCCAGATTGGTGAAATATACGAAATACAAGGTTTGAAAATAGCCTTGCCTAAAGCTCCTAAAAAAGTACATACCAACGATGATAAAAAATGGAGACAGTTAGACAAACCTGATATACTAAAAAAAATAAAAACTATATTTGATTGGAAGGCATACCCAGAAGAGCAAAAAGAACAGTGGTATGATTATATAGACGAAGAGTTTAATAGACGTGAAAATGGCTTTTGGTTTAATAATAATGGTAAGCCTACGTATATTACCGGAACGCACTATATGTATCTTCAATGGAGTAAAATAGACGTAGGAGCTCCAGACTTTAGAGAAGCTAATAGATTATTTTTTATATTTTGGGAAGCCTGCAAAGTTGATCCAAGGTCTTATGGTATGTGTTATTTGAAAAACAGACGTTCTGGTTTTTCTTTCATGAGTTCTGCAGAAACAGTTAATCAAGCTACAATATCGAGTGATAGTAGATACGGAATACTATCAAAGAGTGGTGCCGATGCAAAAAAGATGTTTACTGACAAGGTTGTGCCTATATCTATAAACTATCCTTTTTTCTTCAAGCCAATACAAGATGGTATGGACAGACCTAAGTCTGAGCTAGCGTACCGTGTGCCTGCAAGTAAATTTACTCGTAAAAAAATAGAGGTCAACGAACAGCTGGAAGAGATAAAAGGTTTAGATACTACGATTGACTGGAAGAACACTGGTGACAACAGTTATGATGGTGAAAAGCTTTCACTACTAGTACACGATGAGAGTGGTAAATGGGAACGACCAGATAACATACTCAACAATTGGCGAGTAACAAAAACTTGCTTAAGACTAGGTAGTAAAATTATTGGGAAATGCATGATGGGAAGTACGTCAAACGCTTTAGATAAAGGCGGGGAAAATTTTAAAAAGTTATATGACAATAGCGATGTAACTAAAAGAAATAAAAACGGACAAACAAAATCAGGTTTATATTCTTTGTTTATTCCTATGGAATGGAACTTTGAAGGATTTATTGATGAGTTTGGATTACCTGTCTTTGATACACCCACGGTAGATGTTTACTCTTCTGATGGAGATAAAATAGAAGTTGGTGTAATTGATCATTGGGAAAACGAAGTAGAAGGGTTGAAAGACGACCAAGATGCTTTAAACGAGTTTTATCGTCAATTTCCAAGAACGACTGAGCATGCGTTTAGAGATGAAACTAAAAATAGCTTGTTTAATCTTGTAAAGATATACGAGCAAATTGATTATAATGAAGGAATAAGAAACTCTTCGGTTATTAATACCGGAAATTTTCAATGGAACAATGGAGTTAAAGATACGGCGGTAAGATTTATGCCAGATCCTAACGGTAGGTTTAAAATAAGTTGGACGCCAGAACAAAGACTTCAAAATAATGTTATAATAAAAAATGGAATTAAATATCCTGGGAACGAGCACATGGGCGCTTTTGGCTGCGATAGTTATGATATTAGCGGTACTGTTGATGGTAGAGGATCCAACGGATCTCTTCATGGACTAACTAAATTTAGTATGGAGAACGCGCCTGCAAACCAATTTTTCCTTGAGTATATTGCTAGACCACAAACCGCTGAAATATTTTTTGAAGACGTACTTATGGCTTGCGTATTTTATGGTATGCCTATATTAGCGGAAAACAATAAACCAAGATTACTTTATTACTTTAAACGTAGAGGTTATAGAGGTTTTAGTATGAACAGACCAGATAAAATTTGGAACAAGTTATCTACAGCTGAAAAAGAAATAGGTGGAATACCGAACTCTAGCGAAGATATTAAACAGGCTCACGCCGCTGCGATCGAGATGTACATTAACGATCACGTTGGCCACTTAGGAAGTGGAGACTACGGTACGATGTACTTTAACGAAACGTTAAACGACTGGGCTAAGTTTGATATAAATAAAAGAACTAAGTTTGATGCCGCTATAAGCTCTGGTTTAGCAGTCATGGCTTGCAATAGACACTTGTACACACCAACTAGTAATATTAAAAAACAAAAGCTTAGGCTGAACGTTTCTAGATATGATAACAAAGGTAACTATTCTAGAATTATTAAAGATTAAATATGAGAAATCAAAATAATAATTATTTTCCAAGCCAAACAGTTAGTGATATTGAAAAGGTTAGCTACGAGTATGGATTAAAGGTAGCAAAAGCAATAGAGCAAGAGTGGTTTGACGCCAGCAACTACGGACAAGGCGGTTACTCAGCTGGAAGATATTCAAGTAATCAAAATAACTTTAGAAAATTAAGATTATACGCCCGAGGCGAACAGCCAATACAAAAATATAAAGATGAGCTTTCAATAAATGGAGATTTAAGTTATTTAAATCTTGACTGGAAACCTGTTCCAATCATACCTAAGTTTGTGGACATTGTAGTTAACGGCATGTCAGACAGAGACTATAAGATAAAAGCTTTTTCTCAAGATCCGTATGGAGTAGAAAAAAGAACTGCTTACATGGAGTCAATAATGGAAGACATACAGCTCAAAGAGTTAAAAGATTTTTCATTAAAAGAACTGAACGTTAACACTTACAAAAACGATCCTAAAAAACTACCTTCATCTAAGGAAGAGCTAGAGTTGCAAATGCAGCTGACTTACAAGCAAGCTTCAGAGCTAGCTAACGAACAGGCTATTGCAACTATATTTGAAGGAAGCAACTACGACTTAATTAAAAAAAGATTTTACTACGATTTAGCCGTGTTAGGAATTGGGGCTGTGAAAAACAATTTTACAACAGCTGAAGGTGTTACCGTTGAATATGTAGATCCTCAAAATCTAGTTTACTCTTACACAGACTCGCCTTATTTTGATGATATATATTATGTTGGCGAAGTAAAGCATATTTCTATAAACGAGCTTGCAAAACAGTTTCCACATTTAACAGACTCAGATCTTCAAGAGATTGAAAAGAATAAAGTAACATCGCACGGTAGAGGTGAAACATATAGAGATAAAGGAACTATTAGAGTATTATATTTTAATTACAAAACTTACTCTAGCCATGTTCACAAAGTAAAACAAACTAGGTCTGGTGCTGAAAAAGCCATTGAAAAAGACGATACTTTTAATCCGCCTGAAGGTGTAGAGGATTACTTTAAAGTTTCTAAAAAAGTTGAAGTATTATACGAAGGTGTCTGTATAGTTGGATCTGATAAACTTTTAAAGTGGGAGATGGCCCAAAATATGATTAGGCCTAAAAGCGATTATAGTAAAGTAAAAATGAACTACAGCATAGTCGCGCCTAGAATGTACGAGGGTAGAATAGAGTCTATAGTTAGTCGTATAACAGGTTTTGCTGATATGATACAGCTAACTCACTTAAAGTTGCAGCAAGTAATGTCACGAATGATACCAGACGGTATTTACTTAGACGCTGATGGTTTGGCTGAAATAGATTTAGGTAACGGCACAAACTACAATCCACAAGAAGCTTTAAATATGTTCTTCCAAACAGGTTCTATTATAGGTAGATCTTTGACTCAAGATGGAGATCCAAATAGAGGTAAAGTGCCTATACAAGAAATAACTAGTGGAAGCGGAGGTAATAAAATACAAGCTTTAATAGGTAACTACAACTACTACTTGCAGATGATACGTGATACGACCGGGCTCAACGAAGCTAGAGACGGGTCTACGCCTGATAAAAATGCGTTAGTAGGTATACAAAAGCTTGCTGCCGCAAACTCAAACACAGCTACTAGACATATATTAAATGCTGGCATGTTCTTGACTACTGAAATCGCAGAGAAACTTTCATTAAGAATATCAGATGTTATAGAGTATTCACCAACAAAAGATGCATTTATTCAAGCCATAGGAGCTCACAACGTGGCTGTGCTAGAAGAATTATCTAACTTACATCTTTACGACTTTGGTATATTTTTAGAGCTAGCGCCAGATGAAGAAGAAAAGCAAATGCTTGAAAACAATATACAAGTTGCTTTAGCTCAAAAAACTATAGAGCTAGAAGACGCTATAGACATAAGAGATATTAGAAACGTAAAGCTAGCTAATCAGCTGTTAAAGCTTAGAAGAAAAAAGAAAGAAGCTAGCGATCAAGCTAAAGCTGATAGGAATATACAAATGCAAGCTGCGGCGAACTCTAGAGCTGCTCAACAAGCCGCGCAAGCAGACATGCAAAAGCAACAAGTATTGGTTAAATCTCAAGCAGAGTTAGAAGCTGTAAAGTCAGAATTAGAGACTAAAAAGCTAATGACAGAGGCTCAAGTTAAAAAAGACTTAATGCAGCTAGAGTTTCAGATGAACATGCAGATACGACAAATGGAGATGCAAACCATAAAAGATAGAGAAAAGCAAAAGGAAGACAGAAAAGACGAAAGAACTAAAATACAAGCGTCTCAACAATCAGAACTTATAGACCAAAGAAAGACAGGTGGTTCACCTAAAAAGTTTGAGTCGTCAGGTAATGATATACTAGGCGGTATTGAGCTAGGTGGATTTACACCTAGGTAATTATTAATTTATATTTTATATTATGCAAGAAGAACTAGAAAACGTTGAGGAAACTCAACAAGAAGAAACTAAATTTAAGTCGGAAGGTGACGATACCGTTATTAAAGTAGACTTAAACAAACCACTAGAACCTAAAGAAAATGAAGAAGAAACTGCAGACAGTTCGGCTGACGACTCAGGAGTGGCTGGAAGCGATGAAGCTACCGAGTCCG